ATTATCTGCGGCTATGTTGTATAATTTCTTTGGCATATTCAAATCTCCATTTTCTTTGAGATAAGATCTACCTTGCATTCTATCAAACTCTAGATCGTATACTTTATTATTTATGAGTTCATAAGAAATACCTTCTAACTTAGGTTTAACTGTAATCTCATTTCCGATCTTAATAAATTCTGCCATAACTGTAAGTTTTTATGTTTTTAACTTGTTGACCAATTCATCAACTTGTTTTTGCGTATGTACTATATAATAATCTATATCTAGTTTATTTATGTACAAATAATATCTAAAAAGTTTTTCACGCAAAGCCCATGCATCGTTTGGATAGCCTTTGCATTCAATAATAAACTTATCACCTACAAAATCAGGTTTATAAGTTATTGCCCTATATTTCTTATCACCAAAAGTAAAAGCTGGAAGCAGTTCGTATCGTTGAGTTTCATACTCAGCTTTGATCTTCGACTCTTCCAGCTTTTTATATGTATATGTCTCAAGTTTGCTTTTAAACTTAATGCCATTATACTCATTTGGTGTTGCATTGCGAATTTTGCTTTCGCTAGGCTTATTTCTTTTCCTCTACATCATTAGTAATAATTATTCCACCATCTTCAATTTCAGTCTTTAGATCTTTAAAGATACCTAATAGAGCTTCCATTTTACTGAGATCTTCTGGAAACAGTATTCCATTGATACCAAGTGATAATGTAAAACCTAAGGCAATAAAAGTATTGCCTACTAATTTAAACGGAAAAGCTAATGCTTTACGCAATCCTTTGGAAATATAATTAAGTGTATTCATTGTTTTATATAGTTTTTTATGAAATTTGCCAGTTTATCAATAGATACAAAATCATAATTTGCAAAACTACTATCAATACCAACATCTATACGAATGTGGTCAGGTAATTCTGCTGAGTTTTGTAAGTCTATTGAGCCATGACAATGACCGTGAAGCATTATACTACCTTTTTCAATATGTTCCCAAGAGAACATAGGAAAATGACACATAATTACTTCAATATTTTTTGGTAACGATGGAAACACAGTTTTCTTAAATGTCATATTCTTTATCTGAGTAATATGATTGAAGAAACATCTGTGATTATCTGATACTTTGTCATGATTTCCTAGTATAAGTACTTTATTTCCATTTAATCTTTGGAATAACTTTCTTCTTTCATCCGTTGTTCCGAATGCAAAATCTCCTAGAATATATACAGTATCATGTTTATTAATTCTACTGTTCCACTTTTGTATCATTTTCTCTGTTACCTCTTTCATATTATTACCAAATAGTTCTCTCCGTTTAGGATGAAAATCTAGTATTCTATCATGAAAGAAATGCCAATCTGCTGTGAACCATATCATTTGTTAATATTTTTAGTTAACCAATTTTTCACTTTATCAAATCCATTAGCTTTAATAGCATCAGATACATCTTTTGCTTTAAACTTCTTATGGATTAGCATACCTTCTAAGCCTGTTTTCTGGCTCATTTTACGGAGATATTTCACTCCAGCTTCATCTCTATCAAACAGTATAATAATGCGTTTAAAACGCTTCTTAAGTTGTTCTAGAACTCTATCAGGTATGAATGTAGATTCAGATGAAGGTGAGATAGCTGGTATACCCATCTCGTATAAGCACATAACATCTTTCATACTTTTGGTTATAACAAGTATATCTCCTATTTTAGGTAATTGTTTATAACCCTGAATATCTAATTCAGTTAAGTTGTTACGCCATTTTGTATATTTGTCTGCATATGGTTTATATATCTTAAAATGATTATATACCTTATATGCATACATAGGATTCTCTTCTTTGTAAACGCTTTTTACTATGCCGTTACATAGGTAGTACTTTATACTACTTACTCCAAACTTCTTTAATGTTTCTACCTGTATATTAAACTGCCTCCAGTAATTGATGTCAGTATCAGTAAATTCCTGACGTACTACACCAATTACTGTTTCAGTTGACGGTATATATTGCTTAGAGCTATCGAGATGCGTACTACTAGTAATTTTAAGTTTGTTAACTATATCATTTAGAATATCTGAATAATTAGTTAAACCTGTTATTAAGGATACGAATTTGATAACATTACCACATTCTCCTGTACCATGATCTTTAAATAACAACTGTTTAGTCTTTCTACTATAGAAACAACCAAACGATGGTGTTTTATCTTTTCTCAATGGAGAATTGTAGATCATGCCAACTTTAAAATTGCCAATATACGCTGCATATATATCATACTCACTTACTCTAGATAATATATAATCTAAAGTAATAGTAACTTCTTCTTTTATTTTATTAGTGTCAAAAACCATATGATATATTGTTAGTGGCAGTGTAGAGATTTGAACTCTACAGTAAAGAAAAGCTGTATCTTACTTTCTTTATACCATGTTCCTGATACTCCGGAACTGCCATTAAAACGTAGGTTGTGTACTATTTCGTAATCACTCATTTTTCATAGTGCGGTACACTAACCTACGTGTTCGTCGTATTATGCCCGACGTGGCGACTTTATATAAATCCTAACAGATTAGAAAGGTAGATCGTCAGACGGAGTTTCCTGTTTGACTTCTAGAGGATTAACTACTACAGTCTCTTTATCGGATACTACTGGTTTAACGAATAAGTCTATACCTTTTATTTCTTTTATCATGCTTTCATTTTCACCTTCTTCATAGAATCCCATAGGGATATTCATAGGCTCAATTGCTGCAAAACTTACATAACTTGGAAGTGTAGTATATCCATCTTTATTATAGACAACTTTCACTTTCAACAATGTATCTTTATTTGCTGCATTTAGCATAGCAACTACCCAGTTAGTGAATTCTTTATAAGAACTACCAGTGAAGTTTAATACTTCTTTAGGATAGAAACATCTCAAGATACGATTAATTCTTGTAACTTGATTTGTTGCTTTATTCTGGTTCTGTTCTTCAGTATCTTCTGCACGTTCTCTAGGTTCCCATTCTGTATGAACAAGTTCCTTACCATCTTTCTCAAATCTAAATTCAATGAAATTCTTTCCTGTTGGAGATACTGCAGTTTTCACTGACGTAAATTTAACATTATCATGAATACCTGCTTCAAGGTACTTAGTATTATTACTACTATTATTTAATGTTATTTTATTTGCTAAATCTGTACTATAAATCATAACTATTTGTTTTGTGTTTTTTATTCAGGTAAATATATCTTATTCCAATAAGTAGTGATTTCATTGTTTTCATCACTTTCTGCTACTACGATGTTCTTTCCTCTCAAATGAGGAGCTCTAGCTTCTATGACGGAGTTATCTCCACCTTCAAAAGAAATATGAGTTTCATTTTTCTTTCTATATACATAGCCTACAGCATCTGCTTCGCCACATATAATATTTGCTAGTGCACCTACTAGATCAAGAGACATTTCAGACATTTCTTCGCCATTCTTATTAATCAACTTATCTCTAGTATGACCAATAAGAATAAAGTTATCACATAATCCTCGGAACATGTCAATAACTTTTCTTACAGCTTGTCTTATATATAAATAACCAGATCCATTAGGCAAGGTTCTGAGGTCAGTACCTTCATACTTCTTGCCCATTGGAGTAGCTTTATATAACTGTATAGCAAAGCTCATGCACATCTCTTCCAGTCTTGATGCATTATCAATAGTAATATACTTATAGGGTTTCTTACCTTCTTTTTTAATTTCTTCTCTTATTGCATTTGCAATCTCGCCTAAATCATTTACAGATCTAGCTTGAATAGCTAATGCCTCTAAGAATTCTGAACCACCTTCCAAATCGACAATAAGATTATTGTCTAATTTAGATGCTAAGGTAGTTTTACCAGACTTTGGTTTGCCAAACAATATCAAGAATCTAGGATTCTCAATTCTGGCTTTTAATTTCTCTTTTGGTAATACAATCATAAAGCTAGTTTATTTTATGTATCCCTCTGATAAATATCTGATAATTTCTGCTAGTTATGGGATTTATATGTTATTAGAACCAACCGTTATTCTTTACTTTAATAGTAAGATTAATGATTGTTTTCTTTGTTTCGGGTTTCAGATAGTTCAATGAACCCGGAGCGATTGGAATGATATCGTATCCAATCTGTACGAAATTGTGGAAAATTTTAATCGGTGTACCGTAGATATCCTCGAAATCATAATCCAAATCAAATGGATAATTCTTCTTAGCATATGCATCAAGTGCGTCTAATGCTTTAAAGAACTCTGTTTCAAGGTTATAGTTGTCGATTTTGTAGCACTTTGAGGCAAGCGGACAATTAGTACAAGTCTTAGGCAACCAGCTTACATTGTGTTTCTTACTTAAACCTAATGTAATAGTATCACCTGCACCTGCATATTCGATTCCAAAATTAGATTTCGGATAATCAAATGAACTGTCAATAGTCAGCCACGGATATGCTGTAATAATGCGTTCCATCAACGCATCTTTATAAATCTTTGCACTATTTTCTTTCTTCGGTAATGTAAATGTATATGTTTTCATAAATTCAGCCTTTTTAATTGTTATTACTAAAACGAAATCTTCTTTGCTGGTTCTTCATTTCGTATAGTTTCAATTAAATTATTGTATTTCAGATCGTTGTCGAATTCTAATATCGAGCATTGTCCAGCATCTCTATTCTTTATAAGATGCAGATAGACTTTGTTATTAACTGGTAAACGATTCGGTCCATACTGTTGGATATTTAGTAATTCTGGTCTGTGAATACAAATAACATAATCGGATGCATGAAATATTGTATCAGCAGAAGAAATATCACTACGCATTGGATAATGCATAGAAGGATTATTAATTCTATCAGGAGTTTCAATGTTACGATTCATCTGTGATAACTGTATTACAGTGGTATTAGGTAATTTCTTTACCTTAATAAACAGTTTCTGTAAATCGGAAATCACTTGCAGTGCTGACTCGCGAGATTGACCTTCAACAAGCAAAGTATGGTCAAGTATGACTATAAATTTCTTGCCTTTAGCTTTATTCTCATAGAAGTAGTCTATAGTAGAAGCTATATCTTCAACTGTACCCGGTGTATCTACATAATATATCGGATATGACTTTATTTGTTGAGAAGTCTCTTCGACTTTGGCTAACGATTCATTATCTAAGTCATTGTTAGCACTATATAGCTCAGCAGTAGTTAGCCTTAACTTACTACTCAATTTTCTACCAACCTGCCTAGAACTTAACATCTCAAATGAGAAATTAAGTACTATAACATCCTGATCAGAATTTAGGTCTATTAAATCATTTTCTAACGTATTAACAAATGATGATTTACCACTACCTGATATACCCACTATTGTATATACAGTATTAGGTTCAATGCCGCCCATACAGGCAGCATTAAACTTATTCCATCTTGTTTTAAGAGACTTTACCTCGTGGTTCTTTCTCTTCTTAATATACTCAGTAGCTTCTTTTGTAGCTGCTGATATATGCTGGAATTGTAGTATTTTAGTAGAGATCTGTTCCATAACTATTTGTCATAATCGGTTCTTCTACTTTCATCTGTTCCTCGTAAGTCTCCCACTCATGCTGAGTGAGCCATTTCCACATAGTTTTCATATAACCTAATTTGCCAGTTAGCATTTTGTTATCTATCTCATACTTAAGACAGTTACAGATATGCTGATGCATAGCTTTGCTTTTACCGACTATTCTGTTATATTCCTTCCTACATTTGTTTACATTTGCTCTAAGGAAACCTTTAGTTCCATCAGGGCGTATAACATAAACTGGAAATAGGTCATAGAATTCATCAAACATAGATTTATCTTCTTTTAGAAGTTCTTCTAGTTCTTTTGTTTTCTTTATGACTGTGGTATCATCTACTACTTTGGTAGTGATTAGTTTACGAGACTCTAACTCTTGTATTTCTTCTTCATTAACTAGGCTGAGAAGTTTCTGAATGTCTTGATTGATGGTTTGATTATCACTCAATACAAGTGTTAGGAATACTAATTGATTCATAGATAAATCTGAAATTCTATCTAAGATAGAAGTGTCTATTTCTAAAATCATATTCTCATATTATTATATGAGCTATGGTCTCTGAAATATATCTGATAAGCCTCTGTTAATCCCATAGGCTCATTTGTAACGGTTTTAATTCTCTGATTATCTTATAGGCTTCCATAATGTAATACCTATAATTAATCTTTCTCTCTTCAATTGGTTTATCGTCTAAGTAATTTAATAAAGTAACACCAGATGCAGTAAGCATATTCTGATACTGTTTTTCTGTAGGACATGGAATACTTATATCAAAACGATTAGTATCCTTCTCTTTCCATTTCCATAAATAAGCACCATTAGTACTTGCATAGAAACGATTAGTTCTTTGTTGTTCTTTATTATTATACTCAACATGCCATTGTTTACCAGTTTTTTCAGACATTAGAAAATCTCTAATATCTTGGCAACCTTTTATAGTTTCCTCTACTGATACTCCGTTCTTAAAAAAGTTTATTACTGCTTTCGGTATGATCTTCGGAGTTAGACCTTTCCCTAATTTCACAGTAGTAATAAACATACCCTTCTCTTTTACCTTATCATCTTCAGTAATAGCGAAGTAGTCATTTATAGCATATTGATACATAGCTTTGAAACGTTCTTCCTCAAGCGTTAGCCTAGTAAGTTGTTCCCATTCTCTGCAAACATTGTTAACTTTTGAATATACGTCTTTCTTAAGTAAGACAAATAATCCATCCGTGTTTGCTTGGACGATTCGACATCCTAACTGGGTTAGTTTCTCTGCTAGCATTAGTAATAGTAACTGTCCATTTATTCTGATTTGCATTACAGCGAACGGACTATAACAGAAGTTATGTTCATTCTGTAAGTTACCTGATAATCCATTAAGAGCAAGCTTTAAGGTTTCATTCTTAACCTTATTGCCATTGTGTTTAGCTTCAATTCGCTCATCTTTAATCTGTTTATATACTTCTAGGAATTCAGGACCTAAATGTTTAGGATAGAATTCATATTCTATTAGCATACTTGGATATAGAGATGCAACGTCTATATCAATGAGCATTTCATCTTCCTTAGGAATAATTATTTCTGGTTTATTCACTGAGTGAATTCCCCCAACTCCTACAGAATACTGTAATCCTTCAAATACGAATTTGTTTTCGTATCCTTTTCTACCCGGAGATACTATTTGACTTTTCATGTCATCTAGGACTCTAGTTAATATAGGACTATCATATTTAATAAAAGGTAGTATAACATTATTTAATGGTATTACTGACATAGGAGATCTTAAATCTTTAATATCCCACCATGTTTGACCTGTTTTCTCAAGATATTTCTGAGTCAAGATCTTCATACCAATGTTTACACCATCTTTACTAAGTACGCGTACTCCATATTCATCTTCAATAGCTATTCTTAAGTCGATGTCTTTTTTACATCTATTGAGTAATTCCTCAGTAGAATTAACATCATTAATATTATAATCAATCATTGAATCAATTTGATTCTCAGGCAAATCTGCCTGCCAATCAGCAACAAATTCTTGTACGTTCTTGTACTGCATTGTTACTTGAATTTCTTTCAAACCTACTCTTAACTTATTGCTATACAGCATAGTAAGAATATCAAAAGAGTCAAAACAGATCATATACTTCCACTTTCTCCAAGCAGAATTATCATCCTCACTTGAAGTAGTAATTACTTTACTTAGGTTA